GCTATAGGGTTGTTGAGACCAAGTCTATTGGATATAAGTGGGTGCGTTATAGAACATCTGAAAACTCTCTTTTTAGAAGAATCAAAAGAAGCGAGTGGGACAAGGCGTGCATTAGACCTTTAGAAGAACAACAACACAGAACGCATATTTACAATCTAGCTAATAAGTTAAATATATCTAATGTAAAAAAATCAAGGAAAAAATTTGGTTGGTCTTACAAGACTTTTACAGAATTAGAATCTGAGGTAATTGATAAGGAGGCAATATGATTGAACCAAGAAAACAAGTAAATCATATCTACGGCTATATCAGAGTATCGTCTGAGCAACAGGTCAAAGACGGCTCTTCACTCGAAGAACAAAAAAGATCGATTGAGGAGTTTGTCGCTAACAAATACGGCGGTAGGAAAGTTGATAAGTTCTTTACCGACGCTGGTATCAGTGGCATGAAGCCTTTGTTAGAGCGACCAGGCTCTAGGGAGCTGACCGACGTAATGGACGCCAACGATGTGATAGTAGCAACTAAGCTCGACCGTATTGCCAGATCACCACTTGAGATGATTAATATGGTACCCGATCTGGAGGAGACTGGTATTACGCTGTATTTCTGCGATATGTTTGGTGATGTGCCGATGGTATTACCGAAAGCAAAAGAAAAAACAGGATTGGCAGCAAAAATGGATTTAACCAGAATGGCTAACAATCAATTGGTTACCATGCTTGCTTGGTTTGCAGCCATGGAAAGAGAAATGATCATGTCAAGACTTAACGGTGGCAAACTTGTCTACGCAGAAAGAGGCTACTCCATTGGCGGTAAAACTCCGTTTGGTTATCGCAAAGAATACGATGGATCAGGTAGCAGACGCAGAACCAAGCTAGTGCCTATACCCGAGGAGCAAAAAGTTTTAAAACATATCTATGCACTTAGAGCCAAAGGCATGGGAGCTAGAAAAATAGCTAAACAGATCCAAAGTTCACATCCTGGCTATGAGGATTTTCCGTATCACAAGGTCCACAGGATCCTAAAACGTAAGTTCCAAGGCTTGCTTGATATGGAAGATCAAAAATACGACATTGGTTATGGAGAGGTTAGCTAATAGAAAAAGTTAGCGTTTCAGTTATAATCATGGAATGTATCAAAATATTGACATATTCCAACAAGGTGGAGCAGCTGACAAAGATCTCTTAGATCGAGTGGTTGAAGGCTACGAAGAGAATGTGCCTTTACCAGCGCAGATATTAGCTGGTTTTACACCACCTGGCATGGCAGCAGATTTAGCGGCTGGTGGTAAATATGGCCGTGATGCAATCGAAGAGTTTAGAGCAGGCAATATTAAACCTGGCCTAATGTATGCAGGTATCGCCGGACTCTCAACTCTTGGTGCTTTACCGCTGATTGGTGATTTGTTGCGGCCAGGCAAACAAGCGCTAAAAAGCGGTATTGCTAGCTTACCGACCAGCAAAGCTGATGTTTTAAAACATCAAGAGGATCTATACTCAGGTAATACGATACGCGACGCTAATAAAATGTTTGACCGAGCTGTGCGTAGTGCGCCCGAGTTCAATCAAAACATAGACGAGTTAGCAGCTAGCTTAAACCTATCAACCAGATTACCTGGTGCTATACGCAAATATGATATTTACGGTGTTGATAAAGGCAAAATAAAACAAGTGCCAAGAGCGATACAAAAATCTGTCGATAAGTATGAGGGTGATGTAACAAAGCTAACTGATCCTATTAGAACGAGAGTTTTAGTCTCAACACCAGCAGAAGAAGAGGCCTTAGCAAAACTTGTCAAACAAAATTTTGAAACTTTTGATAAAGGCAGAGTAATAAAACCAGAGGGTTTTGTCGATCGTAAGCTACTAATTAAATTTACCAACTCTAAAGGCGAGCCTATTGTCGGTGAAATATCTGCTATCACTGAACCTATGTGGCGCGCGTCTAACGCTAATCATGGTGCGTTTGAAGAGTTTAGATCTTTATTCCCGAAAGGTATGCCAACTGATGCAGCAGAGCGTCAGGCAATAAATGCTGATATTTTAAAGAGAGGAGATAAACTTAAAAAAGAAATGAGTGCTAAATTTGGCGCTGCTCAAAAACAAATAGATCCTAGTTTTTTAAAACCAGATGTTAAAAAGTTTGCTATGGGTGGTTATGTCGGAGCTGGTAGCTCGGGCAAATCTTTACCGATTACGCCAAACTTGTCAGCAAATGCAGACTTAGACATTTTTTCACCGTCAATCAAAAAGTCGGCTACTTGGCTAGGCATAGCTAGTGTCCAGTCAGACTTACCAGGCGCTATGAAATATCCTTCATATCCCAAGCCAACAGGATCGACAACCGCAGGACCGTCCTCCCATGTAAAAAATAAAGTTTCTTTTGCCATCACCCCTAGTTTACAAAAATTTACAAAAAACTACAACCCAAAACAAGTAAATATTTTTGAGGAGTATAATGACTGATAAAGAAAAAATTATTAGCGCCATTGCAACTATTGACTCTATGCTGACGCTTGATTTTATGACAGATCCAGTACGCGCAGATCTTAATAACATCAAGACTTTGCTAGTTGCAGTTAGAGACAACTTAAGCTAATGGCGAATATTAACGGCTGGGGTCGAGGATCCTGGGGAGAAGGCGCGTGGGGAACTGCCTTACCAGTAAACTTATCCACCGTTGGTGTAATTACATCTGCTGTTGGCTCAGTAACTGTAGAGGCAAAAGCCAATGTAACACCCGCAACTCAAGTTGTGACAGCTGGAGTTGGTGCGACTAGCGTTGTAGCTGGCGCTGTTGTCAGCTTAAGTGGTCAAGCCGTTACAACGGGACTTGGTGCTCCGAGCACTGTTGCAAAGGCTAATGTTACTGTTGGCACACTCGTCAGCACTTCTGCACTAGGATCAGTTCAAGTTTTCCACAACGCTTTATTTACAATTGATGGCCAAAGCGCTACTGCATCAGTCAGCGATGTTACTACACAAGCTGGTGCGATTATTAGTCCAGATGGCGTAAGTTCAACTGCATCACCTGGTTTTATTTTAGTTTATGGTTTGATAGACACTGACCAAACACCTAGTTATGCCGAGGTTTCAACATCACAATCTCCTAGCTACTCAGAGGTTGCTACAACGCAAACTCCAAACTATACTGTTATAAAAGCAGGTAGAGACGCGGCATAATTATGAGGCAAGTTTAATATGGCAACCTATGTAAATGATTTAAGATTAAAGGAAATCGGCACTGGTGAGTCTTCTGGTACTTGGGGAACTGAGACTAATACTAACTTAGAGCTGATTGGAGAGGCACTTGGTTTTGGCACTGAGGCTATTACCACCAATGCCGATACGCACACAACAACAGTAGCAGACGGTTCTACTGACCCAGGTAGAGCTATGTATCTAAAATATACTGGCACACTAGATTCAGCTTGCACGATAACGATTGCGCCCAACACCATAAGCAGGATGCACTTTATCGAAAACGCAACCAGTGGATCACAAAATATTATTATTTCCCAAGGCTCTGGTGCTAATGTCACGATACCAGCGGGTGATGTAAAAGCAGTTTATTTAGACGGAGCTGGTTCTGGTGCAGCTGTAACTGATGCTTTTGCAAGTTTAAATGTAGTCGATCTCAAAGTAGAAGATGATTTAACAGTAACAGATGACATGACTGTTGGCGGTACGTTAGGAGTTACAGGTGTAGTGACTGCGAACGCAGGTGTCGTAGTAGACAATATAACTATAGACGGTACTGAGATTGATCTATCAAGTGGTGATCTTACGATTGATGTTGCAGGAGATATTATTCTTGATGCAGATGGTGAAGATATTATTTTAAAAGATGGTGGAACTGAATTTGGCTTGTTGTCTGCTG